ATTGTAGTAAGTATTAACAATAGGTGGGACTTCTACCATCAGAGGCATGCCCATCTCATCAACCATAGGTTGTCCAGACATAGGGTCCATAGGTGGTTGACCAGTAGCTGGGTCTATAATGGGCTCTGGGTCTTGTTCTATTACTTCTTCTACTACTTCCTGCGAGACTATCTCTACTTCTTCGTCCTGCATAATGAGTGCAAGCTCATCTTCTGTTAGGTTTTCATAGGTCTCTTTAGTAACGTCTTTCTTATCATTCCAGTAAGCCTTTACTATGCCAACCTTTTGTAAGAGTGCGTCTTTAAACCAGTCGTGCATGATTTCAAAACCGTTATTGTCTTTATAGAATATATGATTAACAAAGGTTGTTATTTGTTCAGCTAAAGGACCATCGCCCTCATTCACTGGCTCAAACTCTACCGCTTTAGATGAGGTGGTAAACACCTTCATAATTTGTGGTAAGGCACCGTCTACTACTTCAGCGACTTCACCTGTAACAATCTGTGAGCGACCTTCTACTTCATTACCATAAGGCTCTCTTAAGTAATACTCCAGAGCTACTTGTCTTTCTAGGCTGGTATCTGTTGATATAAATCCTAACGAATCATGAATTTGAGATTCAATAATATTGACTAATATTCTATTGTCATCATCATTAACCTTCATACTTTTTTTGTCATATGCCATTTATACTATCCATTTGGTGTTTGTCTTTAGTGGTTTGCTCCATGACTCCATAGGCGACTCGTCTAGTCCTACCGCCAAATAACGGAACGCATCACTTGCGTGAGATGCCCAGTCATGAAATGGTCTATCATGAAATACATTGCGTTTTTCATCAAACACTCTACGATAGTTCCGTAGTGCATCTAATCCTACCTTTGTCTTATCTGTATCAAACCAGCATCGTGGTAATATCCTTCTCGCTGCTTGTATACCATCCATGATAGTTAATTTGCTGGCAACCGTAATGTTGAGTCCAGCTTCTTCTAACATTTCTTTTCTTGACTTTCCTGTACCTAACTCTCTTACTGCAACATCGTGTGGCAGGATGTGTGTAGCGTACATATAGTCATTTTCTCGTAACCAATTCACATAGTAGTCCAGACCTACACCATGGTTCTCTGTAAAGTCTATCAGTCGTATTTCTTTATTCACTGTCTGGGCAACCCAGATACTAGTAGAATCTGACATACCTAAATCCCAGCCCGTATAGGTTTTAGCCAGTTCGTCTTTAGGGATATCAATAATCTGATTTTTCTCATCAAGGGTGTTAATGAGAGATGAATAATAGGCACCCTCTACAGGAGCATTAAAGCTACACTCAAACTCTTGTTGGTACTTGTCTTCACCCATTTCAGCTTTAGCTGATAATAATTCGTTAGCATCTACAATGCCTGTGTCAGAGGACTTGAACTCTAATAGTTCCCAGCCATCTTTTCTGTACCCTCTATCTCGTAAGTCTTTAAAGTGGTTCTGACCTTTAGGTGTACCCATAGCTACGCAGTAGCCAATTCTATCTGCTAGAGCAGGACGTACAATTTCTGTAAATAATGTGGGGTTAATGTTACCTATTTCATCTAATACACAGCCATCTAAATAGATACCACGCAAACTATCAGGGTTATCTGCACCATATAAACTAATACGCTTACCCATGAAGTCTACTCGTAGTTCAGCAATGTTCGCTTTACCACCGAGAGGTCTGGTGTATTCTAGTAGGTAATCCCAAGCTATTCGTTTAGATTGGTTATATGTTGGAGCGATATAAGCAAATCGTGGGTTAGGTTTCTCACAGTTTAATGCACTATGTATCAGCTGATTAATAGCACAGACTGTCTTGCCCATACGCCTATGTGCTACTACCACTACAAACCTGTTGTTCTTAACTAATTCATGTATCTGCTTTTGTGGTGGTCTTGCTATATAGCCTGTTGATATTTTTTTCTGCATCTTATTGTAACTCTCTTACGAGGTCGTTACCCTGTTGTTAAATTATTCTGTAGTCATACAATGCCATGTATTTTCTCAACAGCACGAATGAGACCTGTTAAATCTGATTCATGGTATTGCATCAGCCTTACTATTTCATCTTGGCTTAAAGCCATTTTATATAAGCTACCATTCTTCATTCTATGAATATGTTTTTCTTTTGGAATGGTTAGTAATTTATTCATTAAACGCAATCCTGTATAGCTTCCAGCCATCTGCGTGGCTCATTCAGCCTTTCTGGTTCAGGTAACGCTTTGGTGGTGTCTTTCTCTTGGTTGACTTCTTTTTTTTCATTATCTGTGTCATCCATTAAATTGCTTCACATCTTTGTATGCGTAGGCATCCTATGTCAATAATAAAGTACGAGTATTTAGTGGTGTGTGCGTACAGTGCTTCAGTGCTGTCTACTTTATCCGCCTCATATACCTCAAAGCCAAAATGACATCCCACGAACCAATGAACTGACCACATAATAAGTTTCCTGTAAACGAAAAAAAATCCCACCGATTAAAATGGGATTCCAAAGGAGTGTTAAGGCAAAAATCTAGAGTGAGTTCACCCTAACACCCTCGATTTTACTCCTTTTTTCTGTTGGGTCAATTAACTATTTGGTTTATTTTAGTTTCCCACCACTCTGCTTCTTGTTGGGTATAGTTATAATCAGCACCTGTGTCCTCAACAATTGCACCAACTACTGTGTAAGTGTAGCCTCCAGAGCAACCGACATCTGGTTCTGCTGACTGCCAATTTGATTCATACTCCACCAAGACCTTAACATCTTCTCCGTCTTGATTTTCTACAACTGCGGTAAATGTTTCGTTTCGTGCAATCATCTTTATTTCTCCTTTGTTTAAAAAAGTATGGGAAGCCTGCAATTAGAACTTCCCCTACTTCCCCCTAGTTAACTATCCTACACAACAAGTATGCTCCTATAAATATTAATTGCAAGTCTTTTTACAATTCTTTTTAAGATAGGTCAACAATCCTAGATTTCCATCGGTTATCCTTTTTGTGCCACCCTTCTACTAAAATTACCCAGTCTGCAGCTCGCAGGAAGGGCGTGGCGGGACTTTCTGTTATCTTCTTTACCCTAGCTCCAACATTAGAATAACTCGTCACCTGGAGGGCTGTGACAACTCCTTTATGGTCTATAGCAAGAATATCTATAATGCCGAATAAATCTTTTCTGACTTTCGCAAACGCGTTCCATCTTTCAACTACCTCAATTAATGGGTAATCACCGCTATCCTTTAGTCTTTTTAGCGTTCGCTGGGTTGGTGATACTGCCATCGTCCTTCTCCTTTAATGATTCGTTATGCTCTTCGGTTATTATTTCATCTTCCCACTCCACTTTCTTTTTGTTGTTAAAAATCCTATCAAAATTATCAACAAATTTCTTATCATCTGTTGGCCTCCTTCCGCTACCCTTTCCCATTACCTTCCTCCTTATTATCTATCATCACAGCTCCTGTTTATCTTGCATGGGTTCTGTACCCTGATAACTCTTTTCTCTATTGTTTTGGGTAGAGCTGTATACTCTTCCAGTATACATCGAGTTGCTGTTGCTTTAGGGTAGTTTAATTCTACAAACCAACTGGCTTGTTCGCAGTTAAGAAAATGACCTTTGTATTCAAAGTTATCTATTGGTGCTGTCATGCTTACGAGCAATACAAATTCAGCTATCATACAACCTCCTTTAAACAGTACCTTTTGTTACTAATTTAGTGGTATGTTCGTTTAGTATTGAATAATTCATCTTATCATCACCTTCTGGTGTAAATGTAATGCTATGCTTGTAACCATCTACATGAAAGTAATTAACCGTTATCTCCCTCTTTGCCTCCGCCTTTTTTACCATGCTTACAATATCCTTTCACGTTAAAGTTTCCCATACCTGATGACAGGCTACACCACCATTTGCCCGCATAGTATATTTTGGCTTGGGTATTACATGTATTACATACTGGGTTTCTAGGTACTGATATTATTTTGTTTGCAGATGCCATGATGTTCCGATGCGTTCATATTTGTCCAGTTAAAATAACACCACCACTGCTTATCACTATCCATAAACATGGCTTCCTTACCACAGCTATGGCAATAGAATGGGTCGCCGTAAATATACACTTCTTGCTTTTTAGTCTTCATCATGCAATGAATCATCTATCCATTCGTCTTCTTTAGCTAATGCTTCTAGCACAGATAGGGCGGTTAAATGAAACTCCTCCATTTCGTCCAGATACCATCTAGCTTTACCAATGTCGTCAAGGGAGTCATGATGACTCTCGCCCTTATGTCCCTCTCTACTAACATATTTCAAAGCATTACCTTTTAGGTAGCCGTAGAACTCATCCTTACTCATCTTGGCTTTTATATATGCAATGGTTTCTATACCACCATGCTTGTAATGGTCTGGATTTATTTTATCACTCATTTCTTTATCTCCTTAATGCTTGTTGTAAATCTTTTTACATCTCTTATATCAATACAATCTTCTGTACCTTTTAAAAACACATTACCGTCTGGCTCTATAGACTCATACAGCTTATGGTTCTTTGCGTGGCAATGATACTTATTATTTACTGGTTTAATAACTATAGCAATAACCATCAAGCCAGTAATGAAT